TGGTTCAAATACCTGTGTAAATTCAGCAGTTATAGATGCTCTATTAGGTACTGATAATACTTTTTTATAACTTTCACATTTAAATTTAGATGCACTAGATTCTCCTGGTGCAGTGAAATCAAAACTTGCATTATCTATAGCTCTAGCTGCTAAAAAATCTTCTATGGTTGTTGCATCTGTAGTAGTTATATTATTAAAAGCCACTGACAGCAACATAGGATTTTGATTTAGTCCAAAAGTTAGCCTATGTTCATAACCATCACCTAATTTTACAGTTTTTATATTAGGAGTTTTTGTTTTTGTAAAACCATAACTAGGTTCTATAGAAGGAAAAGTTGCCATTAGACTAATAAACCCCCTGGCCTTTTTTGTTTTATTAATTCAGTCTGGATTGCAGTTGCTAGTGCAGTACCAAAAGCATTAGCCTGCTGTGTATTTCCTTGCACATTAGAACCAGATGCATCAACAGAAACATTTATAACAGTAGAACCGCCACCATTAGATTCAACACCTAATCTACCATTACTACCTCTTCTTAAAGGTAAGATAGCTTCTGCACCTGCTTCACCCATAAGACCAATACCATTAGCCATAGGAAAAATTGTAGGTTTTTTTACAACACCGCCATAAGCATATTTTTCTACCTTGCCATCTACAAATGCATTACCATTAGCATTACCAAATAATCCATCTAAAAAGTTAGTAAATGGTTTTGTTATCATCTGTTGTATAGCAACACGTGCCAAATCAGCAATAATTGAGTTAGCTAAACTTCTAAAACTTAACTTCCCTGTAGTAACAAAAGTAACAAGTGCATCTTCCATACCTTTAATACCTTTAACAACAACATCTGCCATAGATTCCTGTACTGTTTTAATACTGTCAGTAAAAGTTTTTAACTTAGTTTGCATCTGACTACCAAAAGATTTAGTAATAGATTCTGAAAATTCCTCTACACTTTTTGTACCCTCTCTAAAATATGTAGCAGGTGCATTTTCTGTACCTGTAAAAATATCATTAAATGTATCTAAATCTTTTTTAAACTGTTCTTTTGTATCTGCTAAACCTTCTTTTCCAATACCAATAGCACCTGCAAAATTCCCTTTTCTAGCTTCATTTATAATTTTTAAAATATCAGTAACAACCCTTCCTAAAAATCTAAACCCTGCAATAGTTGTAAATATTGCTGCACTTACTGTTTTTATTGATATTTCTATAGATTTAAACAACATATCAAAATCATTCTGTGAACTAAATAAATTAGAAAATACCTGTATAAGATTATTTAATACTGGTAACAATGCATCTGCCAGTTGTTTTCTAAATCCATCAAATCTAATTGCTAATACTGCTATCTGGTCATTAAAAAATTCTGCGTTCTGTGCAAATTCATCTGATACTGCATAATTAAATTCTTCTAATGCTGCACTACCTCCATTTAATAAATTTATTAAACTTGCACCTGACCTACCGAATATTTCCATAGATATAGCTGCTTTTGTAGCACCATCTGGTAAATCAGCAAACCTATCTGCTATTTCTCCTAATACAGTTTCACTACTTTTTAGATTTCCTTCACTATCTCTTACAGTAATTCCTAATGCATTAAAACTATCAGAATATGTAGCAACACCCTGATCTGCTTCTCTCATTGATTGTGCTAATCTTCTTAATCCTTTATCTATTGTTTCCTGTCCAATACCTGCTAATTTACCTGCGTTTACGTATGCCTGTAAGCTATTAGCAGCTATACCTGTCTGGTCAGATAACTTACCAAAACTATCTGCACTATCTATTGCACCTTTTACTAAACCTATAAACGCACCACCAGATATTAATAAACCAAATGCACCTAATGTTTTGTTAAGACCGCCCATAGCAAGCCTTAAATTTTTAACCCTACCAGTAACCCCTTGCATAGAGTTACCTAAACGTTTTATAGAACCTGCACCTACAGTTTTTGCTGCTACTACTAAATCAAATTTTGCCATATCATTTATCTCTATTTAGTGCCTGTAATGCTGCAGCTTCTATGATTTGTATGTTTTCAAGCATAGCAATACTATCTTTATTATATAGTTTAATCATTTCTATCACAGATGTATAGTCTAATCCTATAATTCCACTCATACCTACACGCCATTGTGTCTGACAACGTAAAAACATTTCTAAATATTCCCAATTATCCTGTAATACATAAAAATTATTATCTACTTCTTTTTTTTCTGTCTTAATACCTAATACTGCATCATCTTCTGCTGTTTTATCTATGACAGTTGAACCAACAGCCCAATATTCACCTGCCTGTATTAGTTTTTTTCAAATCTTACTTTACTTGATTCCATAAATGCAAAACCTACAGCAGTAGCAAAACCCATTACATCTAATGCTTTATTTAGATTAGCTTTATTAAATTCCACATCTGTACCATCTTCGTTTTCCATTTCTTCCCAACCCATTAGTACCTCTTTTGCTACATCTACATCTTCTAACTGTTTTTCTTCCACCATTTTTATCATTTCCTTAAATCTGGATTGCGTTACGTTTTTGAATAAAGCAATAAATGATTCTGTAGATTCCTTACCATCAACAACTACATTAATATCTACTTTCCACTTATAAAAAGGTCTTTGATCTAGTACAAAAGGCATAAAAATTTAGTATCTACTAACTAGGGTATACCCTTTTTTATGTATAGACAAGACTAAATTCATTATTAGCTGATGCTGTAGGTGTTGCCATAAATGGTAGAGATAGCATTGTTATACCATCTGATTCTTCATAAGTAGGTTGTCCTAAATCAGTTTGTGGACAGGAAACAGTAACCTTATTACCTGCGACAGTTCCATGTAACCATGTGTTTGTGCCAGTTGACGTGCCAGTATAATCTGTAAAGAAATTATGGGCTGATAAGGCAACAGATTCTATTACTGCTGTACCTGATGGTCTGCGGTCTGTAATTAATACTTCTTTTGTACCACCTACTAATTCTCTATAAATCACTTCATTATTAAAATCTAATGACCAGGATTGTAATGCTGCAGCAAAACCAAAAATAGCAAAGTTAGATGTACTGCCATTTTTAAATATAAGTGGTGATGCCTGATTACTTACTGTTACAGTTGGTAAAGCAGTATCAGTAGGTGCATTAAATATACCTGTTAAAGAAAAAGAAATACGTGGAATATTATTTACTTCACAGTTAAGACTAAATGTACCTCTAGCACCTGTTACTTTATGTCTAATCCCATCATAGTTTACAAACAATGTAACGCTATCTGAAGGTGTAGATACTGGTGCGTAAGTAACTGTGTTTCCACCTGTAATAGTTTCTGATAATCCACACGCTTTTAATATTGCACCATATTTAGGTGCTGTACCTTCACTACCGCTACCTGCCATTTCTACATCAAAAGTTACATTAACTCTTGTATTTGCAGGTATTACTTCATAATTACCCATATATGGTCTTATTAAATCTCTAGATACTTCATCACTAACAATAGGTTCTATATTTAAATCTATTACCTGTACATAGTTAGCAGAACCAGTTGGTGTAGGGTCACTTCCATAACTAGATTCTGCTTTAGCTAAAATGCTTCTTTTTCTGTGTAGCTTAGGCATTGTTACATTTAATCAGTATGTTTCTATAATATAGGTTTTTAGTAAGAAACACCATCTATTGCGTTAAATCGTCTATTTCTGTTCTATATCGCACTATATATTCCACACCTATAACACCACCAGGTTGATCTGCGTCTAACAATTCAAAAGAAGTATCAGATGGTTGTACATCTATTGCAAGATTATTTACTGTTAAATCTGCCATTATTTTACTGTGCAAACTTTCTACAGTTGCATCTGCCACATTGTCAGGTACATCACCTCTAACTATTACACTTACCCTTACTGTTAAAGAATGATCTAGTGTAGGTAATGATGTGTTTTGTTCAACAGTATCACTTACAGGTTCTAATACTAATGCAGGTGATTCACCTCTTGTTAATGGTACTACCCTACTTCTATATATACGTGTACTAACGCCTGTTGTATTAGCAAGTGTTGTTAATAGTCTTGCCATAATTTGCTCACGTTTTGTAGTCATGTTTTCTGTAAACTTATTTCAACAAAACTACCATCATCTAACTTTCTTACTTCTCTAACTGTATAAGCAACACTATCAACTGTTATAGATGCACCTGCGATTAAACTACCAAAATCACTTGTTTTTGCTGTTAACTGATAATCTGTGCTGACAATTTGATTACCTGCTAATACTAAATCTGGTTGTTCTAATATTCCATTTGCTGTAGTACCACCTGATGTACAACTAACACCAAAATCATTAAGGTATGCAGATTGTGTTGTACTGTCCTCAACAAATGCCATTTATTTTTTAGAAGTTGTTTTTTTAACTTTTGGTTTTGGTATATATACTTCTGCCCTACCCATTGAAATTAATAATTCTGCGTCTGATTCTGACACATCATAAGTTTGACCTGCTTCTAGGCTGTTGCCACTAGCACATACATTTTTTAAGCATTTAACTTTCATAAAAAAAAGGGGTTGTTACACCCCTTATATTAAACCACTTATGTGGTTACGTCTAAGATTGCAGCAAATGATTGTGCGTGTCTAACAGCAACATCAAATGCAACTACACCTTTTATTGATACAAGGTTCTTTGCAAAGTCATCTGAATCTTCACCTGCAGTAATTTCAATACCAGAACCAAATAATCCTAATATTGCCTGTGAGAAGTCACCCATAACAACAGCAGAACATGAACCAGATGTAGAACCTTTTGTAAGGTTGCTAGGTACTTGGTTTGTCATAGCTAAAGGATAACCATTAACTACTAATGGTGTACCACCTCTACCTATTGCCTGTAGGTTGTTGTTAACAAGATACTCACCACCAGATGTTTTTAGTTTCTTAATAGCACCTAATACTTTAGCGTTAGTTACATAAGAAATAGAGTCAGCATTAACAGCAGCATTATCTTCCATCATGGCTGTTTCTAGGTCAACTAAAGCATCTACTGTAATAGCACCACCATTAGTACCCATAGCAACAGAACCAATACCAGAAGTTTGCATGATACCTGTAGGCTGACCAGATGAACCAGAACCATTTAGGATACCTAGATCAATTCCAACATTAATACCATCTAGAATGTCAGTTCTAACTAAATCTTCAATACCAGGTGTTGCTTGTATAAGCATATTCCTAGAAAATTTTGACAATGTTCCTAACGTTTTTGGCGTCATTGAAATTTGGTCAAAGGTGCTTTCTGCTTGGCTGAGTGCCGCAGTTTCACTTGATAGATAGCCAGTAGAAGCTACACCTGATCTTCTAGGTATCGCAACATCACCAACTAAACCTGATAATGTTTGTACACCTAAACCAACCATTACTGTGCTGTTTCTAAGTGCTTCTATGAAATCATCAGCAAGTAAATCTGTAGCTACGATATTTCCACCAGTATTAGCACTTGATGTTACGTATGTAGCCCTTTTTGCTAATGCACTATATGGAATAAACAAAGATTGGCTGTTGTTTGATCTTTGAGAGTCTTTAGCAATTTGCTGTGAAATCTCTCTAGCAAAACCAGATGCTTTGTTAGACCAATCACCTGTTAAAAGACCTCTTATACCAGATGTAATCTTGTAGTCTCTTGCATACTGCTCTTTTTCTTTTGGCGATAACTGCTCTTCAATAGGTTTTGCAGTTTCTACAGGTTTTGCATCTATTCTTTCTAAAATAGCTGCTCTGCATGAATCTACAGAAGAACCATTGTTAATTAACTGTTCTGCTAGGTCATCAAAACCACGCTTAGAACACATTGCGTTGATCTCTCTAATTCTTGTACGCTCTGCTGAAGCTGCTTTTTTGGTAGCTTCACTACGCACAACTTCTAGATCAAGTTGCTCTTTTTCCATAGTTGATTGTTTTTTAGAATTGGGCTGTTGTGCGTCAGTAGACGCTGCGTATACACGCTTACTGTCTATCATATCTTGTTTTTTAACACTAGGCATAGTGTTTTCATCAATTAATCCTCTCGAAACCCCTACATCTGGTGCTGCAGGACTTGCAACAACCGATACTTCGTGTGGAAACCAGCGAGTGGCCAGAAATGCGTTAGATCCGTTTATTTCTCGTTCTTCCATCTCTAAAATGCGATAACCTACACTAATTGCGCTTAAAATACCGTCATCTATATCTCTTTTGATTTCTTGCGCCTTTGCATTTCTGCTTAATTCAACAACTGCCCTTCCTTTCTTTTTTTCCTTATCAAGATATGCATTACGAACAATACCTATAACAGAATCCATATTGTGATTCCATAACACTGGCGCAACCCCTCCATTTAACCTACTGAAATCTATAGCTCCCTCGTCATGGCTAAGAATCTCTGTACCAAATGATCTTTCAACAGGGTATGTACTGCTAAAACTAAATTCATAGGTGTTTTCTTCTTTTTCAGAAAAAGTTGTTTCACCACTGCGTTTTAATACAGTTGTAACACTTCTTAATGAATCTATCTTTGTCAGTGTGCTGAACTTATGACCTACCTTTACATCTGTTGCCTCATATTCACCATCATTTTCTCTATAAACAGTAATTAATGCAGCAGGGTCATCTTCTGTACCAGTAATTTCAAAACTAGAATCAGGTACATTTATAGTTCCATCACGTTCAATAGAATCTATAACACCTCTTGCAACACCACCGCTAGCGTTCCATCTGACTGAATCACCTACAGATAGTTCATCTGGTTCTGCACGTTTTGCTGTACGTTTTGTTTTAGGCATAGCATCATTGTTTCTTAATTCTTTTATTCTAGCTGATTTTGAGTCAGAAAAACTTTTACCTGCTGCCCCGCCCCATGCTGCACTGCTTACACGCCCAGGACTAGGGTAGCCATCTTCACCAGGTCTATATCCCTCTGCCTCCTGATCTACAGCGTGTCTAGCATGCCATGCTGACATTTCTATTACAACTTGTGGGCTAAGTTCATTACCACTAAGTATTTGTGTTGCTCTTCTACGTGCCACTTCTGTACCACCTGCCCTACCTTCTGCTTTCCAATCTCTATACCTTTGTGCTTCTTCTCTCATACCTACTGTAGGCATAAGGTCTATTTCTGTACCATTAATAACTGCCATCTGAACCATCCGCTACGTTTTCTGCATCCTCACCAGTAGGTGCATCTGTATCACCAAAAGGATCTACAGTATTTAAAGGTTTATATTGACTACCACCAGATTTATTTGTAGCTGATGGGTCACTATCTGTAATAATATTCATTTTGTCAAGTTTTGCTAGTTCTGTCTGTCTTGCTATAAGCAATTCTTCTATATCTCCACCATTTTCGGAAACAACATCTGTTAATGTTTTAAATCCACATCTTACTGCATCTTTCATAGCTGCCACTTCTTTCTGTGGGTCTACATAACTGTAACCTCTACATACCCATCTAACTTTTTCATATACTTCTGGTGTTGTTGAATATGTAGGTAATGTTAATGTGCCACTTAATACTGCCATTTCTAACCAATATTCATATATAGGTTGGTAAAACACTTCTTTTAACATCTTCTGTAGTGTTCTCCAATGATCTCTGTCCTGTAACATTGCTAACCTGCTACTGCTGTAATTACTTTGGCTGTAGTCACTAGATATAGCTTCAAAACTGCAACCCAAACCACTAGCCATACTACGCAACATAGCCCTTACAAATGGTTCAAATTCACCATTAGATTTATCTAAGTCAGGTACAGATATAGATTCACCTGGTGCTAAATATTTAAAAGTGCCTGGTTCAAATCCACTTACACGTTCATAATCAAATACTTCACCACCTGCATCTAGTTCACCTTCTGGACTTGTAATAAATCCCATTAATGCACTACTTGCACGTTGCCCTACAACTGTTGCTTCTATATATCCATCTAACTGGTGTAAATGGTTTATTGCACTAGATAGAAATGGTACACCTCTATGTTGGCCTGGTCTTAATGGTAAAAATAAATGTATTACATCTTTTGCGGGAACAATAATATGCCTTCTTTCTTCTGGTACTGTTGCAAAGTTTGTATCGCCAGGGTGTTTTTTAAGAAATGCATAACTGACAGCCCTACCTTCTGGACTTAGCTCTATACCTAATCTCCATACATTTTTATTACTTTTTTTTATGCCTTTATAATCTTCATCTAACTGTTCTGCTTCTAATATTTCTAAACTAAAAGGTATCTTGCTTCTACCATACGCTTTTCTATGAATAACAATAAAACATTCACCGCTTTCTATCATTGATCTTACTGCTAATCTTTCCATTTCAGAAAAACATAAAACACCACGTATATCACAACTATCTTTTCTACCCCATTTACTCCATTCACCCTCTATAGACTCATTTATTCTTGTATTAGGTGTACCGCCACGTTGACTTTTTATCTGTGCCTGCATTGTTACACCCTGACCTACAATTTGATTGGTTGCATATCTTATGGCCTGTGCTGCGTAATTATTATTACGTACTAAATCATGTACACGTTTTCTAAGTGTATTTATAGAGTTTTTATAACTTTGATCTGGTGAAGATAATGGTGTTACCCAACTAAGGTTAGTTCTATCTACTCTTGCACCTGCATACATTCTTTTTAACCTATTTCTACGCAAATTTAAGTCATTATTAGATGTAAATAAGCCCTTCCAAGCGTTTTTTAAGCCCATTTAAGTCTCCTAAAAGCGTACATAGAGGTTTTTAGGGTCACCTAAGCCCTGTGACTTAAGACTATACCTCTTTTCACTTAATACTATCGCCTTTAGCTGACTTTCTCTATCTCTTAGCTCTTTTATGTCTATTCTTTTAAATGTTCTGTTACCAATACTGTATTCCTGTGCCTTGTCAGATACTAATGCCCTGATTGCTGCAGTACACGCATCTAAGTCTTGTTCTGCTTGTGTTCTATTATCTAATGCTGAAGGTGTACCAGTATATTGTAAGGATTGTTTTACTAATAACTCACCACTACCTATTTCAAAAACATCACCACTATTAAATGCTCTAGCTACCCAAAACCAATTACCTGCAATAAAACCTGCACTATCTGTAGCACTTATTGTAAATTGCCAACCTGTACTGTTTGAATATTGTGTACCTGTAGCTATATGACCCTCACTAGCTGTATTTGTACGTAAAAAATATTCTAATGTCCAATCAGGACTACTTATAGTTTTATTAATACCTGCAGTTGTAGCTTCATCTACCCATTCAACTGTAGTACCTGCAATTATTTCACTAGGTAAATCAGATTTCCACATAGTTTTACCAGTTAGTTACAAAATCATTTTTACGTGATGTTCTTATTGTACCTTTTTTTTGTTTAACAACATCATCTGGTTTATTTATTTTATTTTCTAACTGTTCCCATACTGTATTTCTATTGAATTTGCTGATATATAAACACATAGCCGCATAACTATAAACCCACGTATCTAAACACTCATTCCTTACACCTGTTTTTTTTACCCATTGTGGCATCTGGAAACCACTACGATTAGTTTTTAGTATCTGTCTTTCTGCTGTTATCTGTTTAAAATATTCTTCTGTTGTACTTGCATGAAAATGTACATACCCATAACTTCCTATTTTATTATTCTTTAATCTACCCATCAAAGTATTTTTTATTGTATCTACACCTAATGGATATACCTTACCACCTTTTTTTATTGCCCTGTTTGCTTTTCTAAAATTTATATCTACTCTTGTAGGTCTACCAATAGCAGGTTTATTTGCCTGTGATTGTCCTTTTATTGCAATAACACCCTGTGCTACTTTTTCTCTAGCAAACTGATAGACCTCTGAAGTATGTAAACCACCTGAGTCAATAGCACTAATAACAGGTACAAGACTTTTACCA